ACATAACTTGGACCAATCTTGGCCAAGTCAGCAATGGTGTGGTCAACAACTGGGGCTACTTGCAGATCGACGGATCGCCCACGGCGTCGTATTGGCGCTTTCGCAACGCTTCGGCATCAAATGTGGTGGTCAATGCTTTGTCACTGGGCTCGGTACAACAAGACATCCCCTTGGCGCGACTCAACCGCGACAGCTATTTTAACTTGCCAAACAAAGATTTCGAGAGCAACCGCTCGTTGCAATTCTGGTTTGATCGCCAAGTCACCCCAATCATGAACTTGTGGCCTGTGCCACAAGATGCCTTTCAAGCGTTCCAAGTGCTCTTGGAATTGCAGCCCCAAGACGTGGGCAAATTGACCAATGAGCTGGCGGTGCCAGACCGATGGATGCCTTGCATGCAAAAACAACTCTCAGCTGCCGTGGCCAAACTGCTGCCCGGAATTGACGAGAACCGCATTGGGCGCCTTACCATGGAAGCCAAAGAGCTGACGTTGCAGGCTGAGGAAGAGGATAGAGACCGTTCGCCTTTTTACATCCAACCTAACATTTCGTATTACACTAAATAAAGGACCATAAAGATGGCCGCAACCGGATATACACCGCTCCAACTGTACTACAGCTCTACAACAACCAACGTGCCTTCGGCTGCCAACTTGCTCAACGGCGAGTTGGCAATCAACATCACTGATGGTTTGTTGTTCTACAAAGACAACACATCGACAGTCCAAACGATTGGATACAAAATTCGTCCCGTTTCAGCGGGCGGCACTGGCGCCACCACGGTGGCTGGCGCCCAATCAAATTTGCAAGTAGACCCTGCCGGCACGGCAGTCGCAATGTCCATCGCATTAGGGTAAGGAAACAAAATGGCAACAAATACATTCACACGATACACGGCCAAGAACGTGGGCACGTCCCCCGTGGTCTTGGTCACAGCCGCATCGGCAACCCAAACAACCGTGATTGGCATGACAGTGGCCAACACCACATCATCACCCATCACAGTGAGCGCGTACATCACCGCGTCAGCGACCAACTACTATGTTGTGAACAATGCAACTGTGCCCGTTGGTGGCTCGCTGGCCTTGTTCGGCGCCGATGGCAAAATCGTTTTGAACACCGGTGACGCATTCACCGTGGTGTCTGGCACAGCGTCTTCCGCTGACGTCATCTTGTCTTGCTTGCAAATCAGCTAAGGATAGCACATGAGCTATATTGGCAATACACCAACAACACAGTCGTTCACCCCGGCCATTGATTATTTCAGCGGCAACGGTTCCTCGACTGCGTTCACTTTGTCGCGCCAAGTCGCGTCTGTTGCGCAAGTCCAAGTGACCATCAGCAACGTGCCGCAAACACCGGGCGTGGCATACACAGTGAGTGGCAACACAATCACGTTCACGTCTGCGCCGCCCACTGGCACAAGCAATATTTACGTTTATTACACCAGCCCGGTGACTCAGGTGATCTCCCCCGGTCAACAGACCGTAGGCACTACCCAACTCTCAGCAACAGGCACTCCAAGCTCATCCACCTACTTGCGTGGCGACAATACTTGGTCAACCATCTCGACAGGCTTACCCGGCGTCCTTGGCCAAGCGTTCACCACAACTGGCTCAGGCCAAACATTTACCATCCCGACAGGCGTGACAGCGCTGAAAGTGACTGTGGTGGGCGCAGGAGGAGGAGGAGGCGGCGGACAAGGCTCCGTTGTTTGCGGATCAAACCTTATAGGCTCTGGAACAACAGGGGGCGCTGGCGGTGTTGCTGTAAGTTATTTGTCTGGTCTTACTTCTGGAGCAACACTTACAGTAACTGTTGGAGCGGGTGGGTCTGGCGCAAGTTCTACAACGGCCAGCACTGGCGGAACATCTAGCGTCGCATCAGGTACGCAAACTATCACAACAATTACAGCAACTGGCGGGGGGGGCGGTACTTCCAACGGCGGTACTGCGGGGAGTCCGGGTACTGCTTCAGGCGGGGCGTTAAATTTTGGTGGTGGGTATAACGGCCTCTCTGGCTGCAGTGTTTTTGGCTATGCAGGAAAAAACGGAGGAATGGCAACCAACGGATCAACTGGTGGGAATTATGGCGGTGGCGGTGGTTATGGAACATCTCCTGCTGGCTCTGGTTCTGCAACTGGTGGTGCTGGCGCTGCTGGCGTAGTCATTTTTGAATGGTGATAAACATGCAAGCATTGATTTCACAAATTGAACCCCGTGAAACGGGTTATCGAGTTGCTCAAGTCGAGCCTGACGATCAGACATTCCCAGTTGCTGCTGGGTTGTTCTGGACTGCCTGCGCTGACAATGTAGTGGCCGATCAGTTCTGGTACGACCCCGCTGACAACACAATCAAACCAATCCCAGCGCAATCCCTTGGCATTTCCCCAACACAACCAATTTCAACTGGGGCACAAACCCTATGACAATCTTGGTTGTCCCAGTCCACAGCGTGACCTATGACGGTGTTTCGGTATACGTCTACCACGCCAACAAGGGCGAAGGTTTGCCCAAGCACGAGCACACCTTTGCCCACTTGACCATGTGCCACGCTGGGTCAGCGATTGTTCGCAAAGAAGGCCGTGAGTTGGTGATTGACAAGACAACGCAGCCCGTGAACCTCACGGCCAACGAATGGCATGAGATTGAAGCACTTGAAGACGGCACGGTCTTTGTCAACATCTTTGCAGAAGGAAAATATTAATGCCAATCAGCTATATCACGAACGTCAGCACACAGGGCGTCATCACACAAGGCACAGCGGTTGCCTCAACCAGCGGCACGTCGATCACGTTCACTGGCATTCCATCTTGGGCCAAACGAATCACGGTGATGTTTAACGGTGTTAGTTTTAGCGCTGGTGCTCAACTTTTAATTCAGTTGGGGTCTGGATCGCTCACTACTACAGGATATTTAACTCAGGCAACAGTATTTACAGGAAGTGGAGTTGGTACAGGAGCTTCTGTCACCTCTGGTATTCTTGGCGAAAGTAATACAGGGTCTTTGACATCATCAACTGTTCGATACGGTCATGCAATTTTGACGTTGGTTTCTGGTAATACATGGGTTGGCTCTGTTAATACTCAACATACAGGCACAACCACAGGTGGGCTTGGGGCTGGGTCTATTTCTCTTGCTGGCGCATTAGATCGCGTATCAATCACAACAGTAGCAGGAACAGCAACATTCACCGCTGGTTCAATCAACATCTTGTACGAGTAAACAATGAGCTATATCGGCAATCAACCAACTCAAGTAGCGTTCCTGACTGATACGTTCAGTGGAACGGGCTCGGCCACAGCATTCACCATGTCTGTGGCTCCGGCCAACTCAGCGTCCGTGCTCGTCGCCATCAGCGGCGTGGTGCAGGCACCATCCACGTACAGTGTCTCTGGCACCACGTTGACATTCTCCTCGGCGCCAGCCAGTGGCACAGGCAACATCTCTTGCCGCTACTTGGGCATTCCCGCATCGGGGGTGACAAACACAGCCTACCGCACTGTGACTGAGTTCACCGCGACATCGGGCCAAACCACTTTCACCCCTCCAAGCTACACAGCCGGTTTCATCAACGTCTTTCGCAACGGTGTGCTTCTTGGGTCTGCTGATTACACAGCGACCAACGGCACAACTGTTGTGCTTGGTACTGGCGCCACGCTGAACGATTTGATTGCCATCGAGAGCTTCCAAGTAAGCTCGGTGCTCAATGCCATTCCCGCTACTGCGGGGGCTGTGGTATCAAGCTATTTGGCTCCGAGCTTGACATTGACCACACCAACCATTGGTCAAATCAACTCAGCGGCAAGCTTGACACCACCGCTCTTTTATGACAACGCAGGCAATCAGATTGGTACGCTGTGTCGTGCTTGGGTTAATTTTAATTCTTCTGCTGGTTCGGTCGCAACTGTAAATGCTGCTTTCAATGTTAGCAGCATTACATATACCAGCACTGGCACATATACGGTTAATTTTACAAACGCTTTTGTCGATGCAAACTATTCAATGTCAGGAATTGGCTCTTTAGCTGATGGCACATCAGGCAACACTGATATTATTATTATTGGCCCATCAAGGGCGACTACAACACCCTTTACAACTACTTCGGCTGCAATTCAAAGTACAGCTAGAACTGCAACTAACACAACTTTTTTTAACGCAAAAGTTGCTTGTTTATCTTTTTTCCGGTAAGGACTCACAATGACTCAAGTAATTATCTATTCTCAAAATGGTCAAGTGGCTGTTTGTATACCCACTGGTGAAATGTCTATTGAAGAAGTAAAAGCCAAAGACACGCCAGAGGGTTCAATCATTGTTGACGACAGCACACTGCCTAACGCGGACGGCGACTTCTTTAACGCTTGGGAATTGAACGGCTCAACCGTTAGCGTGAACATCACCAAAGCAGTTGCACAACAACAAGCTGTTTTGAACGCATTGGCTAAAACAGAAGCAAATCACCGCGCGACAAATACTGGCGCGGGAATTGCCAACAAATTGGCTGATGCTGATTGGTTGGATTTGTTGACTACAGCGCGAACAGCAGTCGCTTCAGCAACCTCTACGCAAGGCTTGCGGGATGCAATCGCGCCCGTGCAAGCATCCATCGCAGCTAACGAATAAGGATAGCAATGACAAAATCAGCAAACTTAGCTGCCGTTGGTGCCAACGCCAACTCCGGCGGCACATTGATCACATCGGGCACAGCACAGGCCAGCACTAGCGGCACGTCGATCACATTTACTGGTATTCCTTCATGGGCGAAGCGAATCACTGTGATGTTTAACGGCGTGTCAACATCGGGAACATCAAATTTATTAGTTCAATTAGGCAGCGGCTCTACTACTACATCAGGATATACTGAAACTAATAGTAGTATAAAAAACGGTGTTTCCCCCGGTGTAGGAACTGTTACAAATGGATTTGTTATTGGCAGCGCTATTTTAGCGTCAAGTTTAAATTCAGGACAAACTGTTTTTACAAATATTAGCTCTAATATTTGGACTTGTTCATCACAATTAGCAGATTCTGTTCAACCGTCTTTAAGTTATTGTGCGGGAGTAATATCGCTTGCAGGAGCATTAGACCGAGTAGTCATCACAACAGTCAACGGCACGGACACCTTTGACGCTGGCTCAATCAACATCTTGTACGAGTAATAAATGACAGCACAAGCGATGACCTATGACAGCCTTGTTCAGGATGTCATCAATTATTCAGAACGGAACGACGCGCAATTTCTTGCACAGATTCCGCGCCTGATCATGATGACTGAACAGGCAATCGCGGCTGAACTGAAAACACTGCTCCAATTGAACGTGGTCAACACGACGCTGGAGCCGGAAAACTTTGTGCTGGAAAAACCAGTGCGCTGGCGCAAGACGATCAGCATGAAGATCAACGGCGTCCCTGTCACCAATCGCTCAATGGACTACGTGACTCAGTTCCAGTCTGAATCAGATGCTGGACAGCCCATCTACTACGGCGACTATGACTATGATCATTGGGCGCTGGCACCCAAACCAGATCAATCGTACCCACTGGAAATCATTTACTACAGCCGCATCCAGCCGCTCGACGAAGAGAACCAAGAAAATCTTTGGACTCGTGAAGCACCACAAGCTCTTCTGTATGGTACCTTGTTGCAAGCACAAGGCTACTTGAAGAGCTTGGAAAAAATTTCTGTGTGGAAAGGCTACTACGATGACGCGATTGCCGCCATCAAGGGTGAAGATTCACGTCGGATGGCTGATCGTAACACTGTGAGACAAGAACCATGACAACATACACCTCCGCCTTTACCGGCAACGTGATTCAGCCCACTGATGTGAGTTACGCATCAGTTGCCCTCACACAAAGCATCCAACTGTATTGGCCACAGTACGCCAATGATACGCAGCAAACAACCGCACGTATCATGGAGTTCACTGCCAATAACACGGGCTACGCAGTCACGTTGCCCGATGCCACTCAGGCATCTGTTGGCCAAGACATCCTGATCCGCAACACCGGCACATATCCAATCTTTTTTCAGCGCTTTGATGGCACGGGATCATTCACCGTCAACGGTGGCCAAGTGTTCTACACCTACATTGTGGATGATAGCACTCAAGCTGGTGTATGGGCTTTGTTGCAGTTTGGAACTGGCACTTCAACCGCCGATGCAACCACACTGGCGGGCAACTCCACTGCGGCTATTTTAGGCAAGATTGAAGCTGCGTTTGTGACCAGCGAATACATCACTGCGCCAGCCATCAATGACGCCTCACGAGGCAACTGTTTGGTTTGGAATGGTGGTGTTGGTACTTGGGCTTTACCATCGGTAAACAGCCTCTCACAAGGCTGGTTCATTCTGGTGCGCAACAACGGCACCGGCGCGCTAACCATCAACCCAGCAACGGGCTCATCTTCGCTGATTGACGGTTTGGGTAGCTTGACGTTGCCTCTGGGCGACTCATGCTTCATCTGTGTGAACCGCGATCCTGCCGTCCAAGAGTTTTTCACTGTCGGTCGATCACGCCCAAACAGCCTGACATTCACATCAGCCACGTATGACGTGGACGCCATCTCAGGCGCTTCGCTCAACTTGGTCAGCAATACGCCGATCATTCAGCGCTTCACAGCGCTGGCCGGCACCCGCGCATCTTCCTTATTGGTCGAGCTGCCCGCCGTGACTCAGGTGTACTACCTGTTGAACGACACCAACCAAAGTGGCTACTCCATCAATTTCCAAGTGTATGGTTCATCCCAGACACCATTCAGCTTGGCAAGCAATTCCCAAGCCATCATCCTGAGCGATGGCAACAATGTGTGGCCGTTGATTCAGGCCAACGTGGGCACTCAATTGGTCCAGCGGGGTACAGCAGTCAATCCAGCGTATTCGTTCGCAGCGGACCCCAACTCGGGCATGTATTCGCCTAACAACGGGATGCTTGGTTTTGCTGCGGGCAGCAACAACATTGCGACCATGGACGTGACTGGCGGCACAGGCAACTACATCACTACATTTATTGGTCGCATTCAAGCAGACCTAATTACTGGGGGCCAATTCTAATGGCAGACCAACAGCAAGCAGCACAAGGACCTTCAAAAATCTTTACGCTTGCCAATAAGCCCGGCATCAAGCGCGACGGTACAAAATTTGAAGGCGATGAATTTGGCGATGGCCAATGGATTCGGTTTCAACGTAACAAAGCCAAAAAGATGAATGGCTACCGCCAAATGTTTGCGTCCCCTAACGCAATCCCGCGCGGTGTCATCACCAACCCGCAGAACGGTGTGAACTACATCTTCGTGGGCAACCAAAACGGCATTGAAGTTTACACCACAGGCACTGATCAAGGTGTTGGAGTTGGTCCTGTTCAAGTGGAATTCAACACCACCTACGTGGTGACAAACCTGACAACCAACGTGATTCAAGTCGTTGGCAATGTGGTGTCTACGTTCCCTTCTGGAACTGTGTTTTGGTCGTACAACACATCCAATGTGCGCACCAACTACACAACGACAGGGACACCAACCTACAACTCAGGCACCAATCGAACAACGATTACGTTGACCAGTGCAGCGGGGTTTTCGACTGCAACCACCGTGGAAATTTACATCCCCGGAAGCCTAGCATCAAACCCGTATTACCTCTGGCAGTTTGACATCGGGTATGACTCTTCAGGCAATGGAAATTCTAAGTTGTTGGCCCATCCCGGTCAAAATTTGAACAACGTCGATTCCAACGTGGTGACGAGCTTGTACGCGGGCAGCTTCATGCCAGACCCAACAACGGGCAAGTACGTGCTGACCCAAGTTATGGATTCTTCAGGCCAATACCCGACATACCAACCAATCAATGTCTCCGGCGGTGTGGTTGTTTTGCATCCGTTTGTTTTTGTGTTTGGTACGTCCGGGTTGCTGCGCAACAATAACGTCATCTTCAATACGCCAACAGGCAATGTATCCACATTCAGCGACTGGAATGGTACGCTGGCCAACGAAACAAACATGGCTTCGGGCAAAATCGTGGCCGGTATGCCTTTGCGTGGCGGCTCGCTGTCCCCCGCTGGTTTGTTCTGGGCGACAGACTCTTTGGTGCGAGTGTCGTTTACATCGACCACGCCGTACTTCTGGAGATATGACATCCTTTCAAATAACACCTCGATCATGTCGTCCAACTCCGTGGTCGAGATGGATGGCGTTTATT